AATCGTCAACTCGTTCACTACGTAAACCGAGATAACCCCGTTATGTTGATCTTCCTCCGAAAGATCTACGGGACTCGTGTTATAAGGGAATGTCGTAACACCGGGACGTCCGTGTTCCAGGTAAGGTCGTTGGGAACCCCATCCTACGTCGACTGTGAAGTCTTTGTTGGAGGCGATATCGTAAACCTTTTGAAAAGATGTGTTCCACTCCGCTGGTGCAGAAGACCAGGGGTCATACACAATCTTAATACGTCCTTTATGATAATTGGACGAAACGATCTGGAATCTAAATTTCATTGTCCCTCGCCAATGCCTAAATGGCATGGTTGCGAAACAGCAAGCGGGCATGTGAAGCTCCGTGTTGTTCGCTACTACCTGCTGGGACCACACGGTAGGAGTTACCATGCAGTTCCACAAGAGAGTCTCGGGGTTTGACGCGACGGTCCAATCGAATGACGTTAAATACGTCTCGCGCATTGCGATGGATTTGATGGACATCTCGTCTGTATTTCCAAGACCAGTGACACGTGGGTCAATAGTAGTCTCTTGTTTGCAGTCCACCGTGAGTTTGGTGGTGGAGTCTGGGACATTAGTGTTCGACATGTTTCCAGCATACGTCGGACGATAAGGGACTATATCGTTTATGACGGCTGGCCTCGAATAGCCGAAAGACGTGGCTATCGAGGAAACCGCACTTGCAGCCATTTCCGTGGCTCGTGCGTAAATGCCAATAACGGGTGCGCTCGAAAGTGCACCAGCTGCTCTCGCGATGATAGATGCAGGCCTCGAGATTGGGCCTGATCCGTACTCATCTCCCTGCGGGTCAAGAAGTTCTTGACTTTGCGGCGAGAGCGTGGAGGGATTCGCCACTGTAGGAATGCTAATCGACATGTCGACGCACTCTGCTAGAACGGTAATAGTAACCGAATCAGTGGCTCCATTGGCATGCTTCAAATCGTTGATGGCTTTCATCACGATAGTACCCATTTCTTGCCACTCAGATTGTGGTATAGATAGGGCGTTCTCGTACCAGAAGAAAGGTAGTAACATTTCACCACCTTGAGACGTTGTTGGATCCAAATATATATGGGGCCGTTGTGACTCACCGACAATATCGACCTTGAAGAAGGCGCGATCGGTAGAGAAACCGTCTGATCCTGGTAAGGGCAAGTAAGAAGCTATTAACCTGCCATAATGGAATCCGTTTCCATTAATCATAAACTTTAAACGTAACTTCGATCGTAAGAGAGCATAGTTTGAAATCCTGTTGATAACACGAGGGTCTTCGAAGAATAAACTCCAAGGGTTAAACTTTACCTGAAAGTTGGTATCAGTTGTCGCCCACTCGTATTCAGCGATTTTAACAGGCCTCTGAAAGAAGTCCCCCAAGTTTTGATCTGGGGCATCAGCGACGCCATAAGAGGAGTCAGGTTGACTGTCAACCGCATACCCATACGACGGGTTTTGGTCTATAAACGAGACGGTCTGTCTCTTTGTCGATCCTGACGTTTCCTCTACGGAATATGGTCGTTCACTGGACTGTGGTTCTAGTGCACACACACAATTAGTAATCGTGAAGTAGCACTCAGGGCACACTCCCGGTGATTTGTCGTCATCCAGGAGGGTCAGTTGGTCTAATTTTACAATACAATATACAGATTTATTTTTGTTATTATTATTAAGAGAAGTAACTGACTTTAATTACTTGGCGAGACTTTACAGTTATAAATCTCGTTGCAACACAATTTGTTTGCTGACAAGGCATCCCCTAAATAGGGGTTAGACACGGGGGTCCTGTCGTCATGTACACAAGCCTAAAACATATATCACAAAGGGTAAACATAAACATGCAGTGGTAATCAATATGTACACAGGACTCTTTAACTTTCTTTCACCATGGTCCACACAGGTTGCACGACGAGTTTTATGACATCCGGGGTCGGGGCGAGCTATTTAGCTCAAGTCTTCACCGAAGTCGTAGTCGAATTCAGTTCCGAAGGAGGAAACGAACGTGAGTTCATGCCCAATCATCTTGTACGTACGGATATGTGCATTGGGTTGCAATAACGCCATTACTTTACCATACTTGATTAATTGTTTATGAGCTCTGTGTCGGCCGCTCCGAGATATCTTAGCCTCTAATATAGCATAGACGTTCATTCCGTCGATGCACCGAAGATACAAAGCATCCATTTCACCCATTGGTACTGCAGAGAGCAGTGCAATATTTTTCCCTAAACAGGAAAACGAGTTTTTGGCGAATGTTATTTCGGCTTTCTTCAGCTGGTCCTCCTCAGTGAGTTCAGTCACAGTTGGGGACACTGTTCGTTTGGCTATCTCAGCTTCCAAAGCTATCAACTTAGCTTTGTGCCTCCAATCATCAGGGTACTTATTTGAGAGTCTTACCATAGCTTCTCGTGTTTGAGTCAAACGACGATAACTCCACGCAGAGAAATCTCGCACATAAGGTTGAAACTCTTTGGCATCAGGTTTAAGAGGGCGTTCCTCCGCCTGTGTATCCAATTCGTCGAGTTTATACCTTTGCTTGTGCATATCCATTCTTTCTGCATAGGTCACATCTAGCTCTTTACACATCCAAGCTATGTCCGTAGACTCAGCCACTCGCTTCATCTGTGCACGACGCTTCTCGTAAACTTCTTCACCATGGAAGAACCACTCACGCAATGCTCCGTCAATATTGCAAGCTGCCTGCTGCTCAGGAAGTACATCCTTCGAGCGTAACACAGCATGCAGAGACTTGAAAATTGAGTCCTCAGAGAGAGCTCCCATGAACATTCCAAGTTCTTTATTGTAGACGTTCTTGCGTTTTAGAAGGTCAGCTTCCTCATCAATCATATACTCCGTGGCTTCGGACTCCTTATCAGGCATAGTGAATTTCATATCATGTTTAGCCAGGAAATCAGCAACGAAAATGTGATTAAACTGAGGAAGTTCAGGTGAAACCGAACCCTTCACATCATCTCCGTACGTTATAAGTGCAACCATTTTGCGAAATGGAGGTAAATCTCTGTTAATAGAGAAATAAGCACAACGCATCAGAAGTGAATTAACAATCGAGTTGATATAGACAGTCAAATTCTGACCGGAAGGATTAGAACCATAATGTTGGATCAAATCTCCGTTGTACGCCATGAGAGGGTACGCAATGTCAGTGGCGATTCCACGCATAATTGACATATCATCATCATTGTAATTACCCGAGTGTTTGGCCAGGGACATCAAGACATCAAAGCCAGCAAGCACAAGTTGTGCAGGCATACGCAAATCATACTTTGAATAATCTCCGGCAAGGATTCGATCAGATCCGTGCGTACGTAGGTGGCACGCCAGTTGATCCCATTCGGGACCTTGAGCATTAATTCCTACGGCACACTCTGATTCGAGTGGACGCATGGACAAGAAACGAGCTACAGGTAGATAATACTTCCTGATCAACAATTGGAAACCTATTGGTGCAGCCTGAAAGACACGCACTTTATCTTTAATAAGAGGTGTAGGTTCATCCTTGAGACATCCCTTGAATACGGGATAAGCTCGTTCTTCATTCTTGTAACACGCTTCAATGCGAGCGGCTTCGTCCCAAGCAATGGGATCTAATTTGGCCGGACACATAAATTCAGGAAACTCTTCCTGATCAAGGCGAACAAGAATGTCACGTTTCTTCCCACCGAGTGGATAACCACATGACGTATCAGGTGGCATCTTATCGATAAAACGCTTACCGTCAATTCCACAGACAGTTTGCATATCAGTTAATGGTCTGATATCTGCAGCTAATTCTGCAGTCATAGCAATTTGTAGTGGTCCAACGTAGTCTACGACAGCCTTCTGGACTAACGCGCCCTCAAAACCTCTACTAGGGTTAGCAGAGTAACTGAGTGACTGTTGCCAAGGTTTCCATGTATGGAATTTAGGCTTACCCCACTGTTGTACCACACCACACTCTTTTGCTACCGCATCAGAGATAATGGTGGGAATAACACGGGATTTCGTGTGCGACACGCGGCCAATACATTGTCCGTAGAAGTCCACATTGGTTTCAGCTGTTAAGTAGCTAATAGGGGATCGCGGATGAACAGAAGGTTCTAGGAAGAATTCCTTTCCGTACTGTTCGGTTAGCAATGTACCATAGCCCTTCACCGATACAACTCCCGGTTTTTCATCGAGGTGCATAATAGCACTCTCTATGGCGGCGCGTGAAGTAGTTCCAGCGGCTCCGCGAGGAGTATCGGCTTTTCCAGCTAAGTGAAATCCAACAATGCAGGGTTGCGTTGAAGAAGTGATCCATGTTCCCATGCACATACCATCAAAGGTGTTGTCACCTAATTTGTAATGGTATCCAGGGTAAGTGCCAACTTTGGTGTTGACTACATCGGGGTACAAAAGTGAACGATAAAGACGGAGTTCACCATCTTCTGTTCTATAAATCATATGAGCAGGTGTCTCAGTTAGGCTAGAATTCTGCAACTTGTCATTAAATAGATAAGGAAGCAGATCCTTGTGAGAACCAGAACCGGGTGCATAACATACGCACAGGTCTGTTCCTGGTAGCCTATAAGATGTAGCTCGACTGAGTATTACTTTCTTTGTACTCCCTACTGCATGTTTGTTCTTTCCTCGGAAGTCAACAGCTAAATCCTCATCATTCTTCCACATGTGGTTTGGAATGAGGACGTAAGCACCTTGCACGAACAAGGCGTCGCAAACTGCGACTGAATTTTCCCTATGAACTGTCATAAAATACAAGTTCTTAGATACAACAGCAGTTAGTTGGGACGTAGACATCGTCTCACTTTTACTACTACGTGGCATTTCAGAAACCGAAACTGAAGCCCAGGGGTTCTCATTTGAATCCCGCAACTTGACATCTGCAAAGACGTCGGGCTTAATGTTACCATGAACATCTAGCTCTTGTTTGCGCATCTCCTCAGAAGCTTGAATTAGCTCCTCGGTTGAGGAAGCGCTATATAAAGCACGATAGTGTTCAGGAATAAAAATAATTTCTGGTTTCTCATTTACACATCTAGTAGTGATTCGTTGTTTTTCATCAGTGAGTTTGGCCTCCTTCTTTTTCAACATCATATGCGCAATGCCCATTTTTATTAGGCGATAGAAGGCATACAATGCAACACTCCGGTACATAAGTTCTTTAACATCTTGAGAAACAAGAGTAGAACGTACTAGAGTTGACAATCCTCGGGCGCGTTCGATACGACGTCCAATTTCTTGCCGAAGAAGGTGATATTTACGGTAAAATACCCATACACAGAACAACGCTGTGGGGAAAAACATGGATGGTAACCACGTTACCCACAGAAACAAGTACGCTAACAAACATATAACAACTACCATAGAATTTAGGTCCTCAAGGACCATGTATTTGATCTGATGGCGGTTACAAAAGAGTAGAAGTTGAGTCATGTATTTGTTGTCAAATACCCACGTTGGAATCTTTGATAAGATACCACGTGTTTCCGCATCTAGACGAATAAGTTCGGCTATAAGCGGTTCAACTTCGTTATCGGGAATATCACCAGCTTGCTGGTCTAAAACACATGGTTTATAAACGACCAGAGCGGTACACTCCTCACTGGATTGCTTATCCAACTTCGCTTTCTCAGCCTCAATGGCAGCTTCATCAGCTTCCTTCTTTGCGACTTCGGCTTCTGCTTTCGCAGCAGCTTCAACAGCCGCAATGGCTTGTTCTTTAGCGCGGGGACAGCACTCACACAACTCTTCTGGGGAAGTACATAAGGGACAAATGACAAGTTTTTCTGCCATACCCTTTTGGCGTTCAATGTACGCACGCTGGGCAGCAAAGTAGTCTTTAGAATCGTCTATGACGTATCTTACGACTTCTTTAAAAGTAGATTTTCTTGTCTTATATGTGACATTCTCCTCTTTGTTGTCAGCATCAGGCACTCCAATGTCAATCTCAAAGCAATCTGGAATAAGTGCAGCACCAAAAGCTTGGGACACTTTCTTTGAATCCAGACGACCATCTGCGAGAGCAAATTCTTCCTTCACAATCACATTCAAATGTGCATCAAAACGACGTACAAAGGAGAAAGGAGCATTGGAATAAGTACGTGCAACTGCTCGCGCAGTAACATTCGATGTAGCGGCCATGGCTTTGACTGCAATACGTACTTTACCTTTCATGTCGGCATCAGCCATATTTGCATAGGCTGCGACATTGTTCTTAAATTCGATGATCCGATCAGTCGGGGACTTCGTGGTGTATTGGGCTTGAGTGTTACCCAAATCATCGAAAATGGCACCATTTGTATGAGAGCGCATAGTTGAATCGTAATCGTCACCTTCCTTGATTGTAACTATTCTATCATCACCTGATTCGAATCCATTCGCATTCAGGATTAGACGGATTAGTACATCGTAAACGGTTGATTTACCGACTCCAGGCTCACCATATACATATAGAGCATAGGGAGCCATACGCTGCGCACCATCCGCACAAAAAGATTCAAAATCAGCTTTATATCGCTTTAAAGTCACTAGACGGTCTTGAAGTGATTTCTTGACCCAAGTGTCTTTGATTCTCATGTACAAATCGGTGTGCTCATCAATGGCCTTCGTGAGTAAGAGGGAATAATCATTTTCATCCATTTTCTTAACCCGTTGAAGGTTGCCTGCCTTCACCAGAGGCGCGCACTCAACTATCTCGAAGTATCGAGATTCGGCGGATTTCAGAGATTCATCAGTAGCGAAGAAACTTTCAATACGCCCGGTCTTGAAGACACGATATCCTCCTTCGGAAAAGAAGACAATAGTGTCTAGCACAGCGGTGGTGAAATCCGCTGCTGTAAGTTGTTTCTCGTAGGCCTTGAAGGAGAAAATCTTCATGGGTCCATACGACACATCCATGTCTGTCAAATTACAGAGACCTAATGCGGCACACATGCTAATAACCTTGCATAGTGTTTCACCTCCTTTACTATTGACGGCTGTTCCCCAATTGAATTGAAAACTCTTTAGGTTCTTTAGCCACAATGGCATCTCATCAAATTGATAATCTAATTCTTCATCAAATTCACCTAAATCAGTGTCTTCAAATTCATTTAAGATATCCTTAACTCTTTCGTTTTTCATCTCAAAACCGAGTTCATTAGTTAATAACTTATGAATCAATCCTGTGATAGATTTCTTAGAAAAGAGTTTGAAATGTGCCAGGAGGATATGGGCAGCATGATTTGCATCTGCTGCCTTCCGCAAATTCTGGAATAGGAGATAGACATTTTCAACCATATCTATGATAGGTTCAGCTTTCTCCATGATATCCACATCCATAAGGATGTCTTTAACGGCACTCGCTTTTGCACGAGCGCGTTGGAAAAATCCAGATTGTGGGCCTAGGCGGGCCCGGCGCGAGCGTTTTCCCTTACGCTTACGCGGGTTTTTCTCTTTGAGTAACACCATCTCTTGTTTGAC